TCGTCGCGGCGATCCGCTCCAGCTGCTCCAGCGTTTCCTTCTGCTGCGGGTCGCCGTCGATCTCCCAGTGGCCCAGGTGCCAGCCTTCCTCGCCGCGGCCCCAGCCCCACACCGTCACCACCACCCGCTCACCCACTGAGCCGCCGCCGCCCTGCACGTCCACCCCTGCGGTGATCAGCAGCACGCCATTGGGCACGGTCCCGGCCGGGTAGCCGTTGCCGCCCTCGATGTTCTTGCGCCGCTCCGCCAGCCCGTCGCAGGTGAGCTTGCCGGCGATGCTGTCTTCCCAAGGGATCCCCAGCACGGTGTTGTGGTAGGTCTGCATCGGGTCGGTATCACCCCGGCGCATTGCCTCCAGTGCTTCCTGGTACTCACTGATCAGCTTCGACCACACCGCCCCGGCGTGGTAGCTGTACGCCGCCCAGATGTACTGGCTCTCAACTGCCGGCTCACCCTCGGCCGTCAGCGCTTGCTGTGAGCGGTCCAGGCCCAGTGGGCAGGCCCAGCCGCCGTGGGCGTCCATCTCCCGCAGGGAGGTGTAGCGGATCGGCTCTTTGCAGTTCTCGCACTCGAAGGTGCCGGCGTCGGGGCCCTCCTTTGCCATCGCCTCCCACCGCAGCGGCTGGTAGTGGTTGCAGTGCGGACACGGCAGATGGCGGTACTGCTGATCACCACGCAGGAACCACTGATGGGTCTTGTCGTTCGGGAAGATCGGCGTGCCGCCGATGATCACCTTCGGATTCCAGGAGGTCTCTGTTCGGCGGATGCCCAGCTTGATCTGGCAGCCTTCGTTGATTCGGTCGTAGGCAGACGGTTCCTCAAAGATCACCACCGGCCGCTCCTTGCGCCGGAATGACTTGCCACTCTTGGCGTTCACGATGTCGATCAGTGCGCCATTCGTGAGCTTCTTCAGCAGGATGGTGTTGGTCGCCGTGCCGCGGGATTTCGAGTCCGACAGCAACCCACCCAGGCAAGGCGTGTCAGCGAACAGGTCGCTGATGTCTTCCTTGCTGTACTCCTCCGCGTCCTTTTCGATCGGCTGCACCACCATCACCTTCGATGGTTTCCAGTGCGCGTAATACTGCACCGCGCCGATCTTCACCGACTCCGACCAGCCGACACGGGCGGACTTCATGCACACGAAGATCGGCACCCGCCGCGAGGCGAAGGCGTAGAACCAGTAGGCCTGATAGGGCCGGGTGATCCATGGGCCCTTGCTGGCCGCGTTGCCCGTCACGTGGCCGTAGGTGTCGGCATACTCCACACCGCTGAGCACCGGCCTGGGGCGGAAACACTCGGCGATCCCTGCCGCCAGGGCTGGTACGTCTCGGGTGATCATTCCTCTTCCTCCTGATCCATGCGCCAGTCCGCCACGGCGGTGAGCACCTTGGCCACCAGCCGCTCGATCATTTCCTCGTCGCTGATCGACAGGTGCGGCAGCTGCTGCTTGATCTGCTTGGGCAGCGCCTCCAGCTGGTTCTTCAGGGTCAGGGCGATGGCCATCTGCGCCTGCTCCACGTCGGCCTTGTAGACCAGCTCGCCGGCTTTTTGGCGGCGGTCGAGTTCGGCGATCAGGCGTTTTTCGCGCTCGTGCCAGGCGCGCTCTTCGTTGTAGTCCGGGGTTTCGGTGGTGTCGGGGGTCGGGGTGGCCGGGGGGGCGGTGCGCTTGCGGGTGGGCGGACCGGAATCCTGGGGCTGGGGGATGGTGTCGGCGCGGGCGGAGGGGGCGGGCGCCTTGTTCGAGTTGGTCGCACGGCGCCTGGCCGCCTCCCACTGCTCCCTGAGCCCGTCGCTTTCGACCATCCGCTGCTTGCCCACCATGACGCAGGGCAGCTCTTGGTTATTGATCTTTCGGTACAGCCCGCCAGCGCTCTTTTCGCCCAAAAATGCCGCCGCGTCCCTAATGCTCAGCAGCACCCGAGGCATTCACGATTCACATTCACAAGCTATGGAGCTGTGAATGGCCGCCGGGGCAGGCATGATACGGGGGAGGGGGAAAGTGTGCTTGCGCCCAGGCTGGCGCTGCACGGATTCACAGTATTCCAGAACCGTTATCGCCAAAAAGTTCAACCTTCGCATACACCCGACGCGGCTTTTTCCACAGAGGACCCGCTTATGCGCATAGCCGCATACCCAGCCATCACCCGCCCTCACCCGAACCCAGCCCGCCGCAGCTCCGCCTCCAGGCTGCTCCTGATCAGCCGGGGATAGGTGCGCTCCACTTCTTCGTTGAGGATGCGCACGATCGGGAAGCGCCGCTCATGGTTCGGCGCATCGTCCAGCACCATGAAGGCGGTCTCCACGTCGCGGCTGCCACCGCCAGGGGGGCGGTAGAGGATCGCCCGGCCTGAGCGGGACATGAAGAACTGGCCAGCCTGTGCCCGCCTGCGCTGCGACCGGGCGCTGTTGCTGGCGTTCATGTAGGACAGGCTGCCCTGATACGCCTTGAGCTGACTCAGCAACATCGACATGGTGCCGCGTGGCACGTTGCCGTACGGGTCTCCCTGCCACTCGCGACGGGGCACGATGTACTGGCCGCGGCCGATGGCGCCAGCGCCGCGCAGGACCGACTCAGAGCGCTTGTGCGAGCGATCCCCACCACGGGCCATAGCTGAGAGGTACTTGCCGGCTGGTGTGCCCTTGGTGGCGAACTGCTTGAAGCCCACCTCAGCCCGCATGCGGTTCGGGTTGGCGAAGCTCACGTATGTGCTGCGCTGAGTAAACGGCGTCGGCCGATCGATGTACCGGCTCATGCTGTCGGTGATGGCCTTCTGCCCAGCCTTGGCGCTGTCGGTCATGGCTTGGGCCACGGCATAGCGGAACTGCAGATCCGTCAGCAGCGCCAGCTTGCCGACCTTCTCGGGGATGTTGGTTGTGATCGAGAGCTCCAACATCACCCCTCCCCCACCGGCACGTCCAGCAGCTCCTCCAGCTCCATCCGCTGCAGCTCAAGATCAGTCGGCAGATCCCAGGCGGCGAACTCATCGGGATCAGCAGCGCTGACAACGGTTAGGCAGCCGATGGAATCCCACGACGACACCCAGTTAAGGATCAGCTCCTGCCACCAGGCCAGCCACGGTGTCGAGCGGTCCAGCAGGTGCCAAGGGGTGGCGGCGCGTTTCACGGTGGCAGGGCATCTGCGCACAGTCTGCCAGCAGGCATGAAAAACCCCCGCCTGCCAGGGCGAGGGTCACGGTCCACTCGATGCGCCATGCACCGAGGGCAGCCTACAGGATGGCCGTCAGGCGGCGGCTAGCTGCGGCGATGGTCGAAGGCGTGCATCTCCCACTGTTCGGCGTAGTCGGACACCTGCTGCAGCAAACGGAACGCCTCGGCGCGCTCATCGCGGGCCCGCTGCCACGCGGCGGGATCCTGAGGGTAGAAGTCGCGTTGATTGCAGGTAGCAGCAGCGAGGGCATCAGCAGCGGCTGCGATGGCCCTGCGCACGGCTTGGTACTCACGATAAAGGGAGTCGGCGCCGGTGCCGTTCAGGTGGATTGTGGGCAGGGTGGGGGCGGTCATGGCGGAACGACGGGTGGAGTGGTTGCCGGGGTGGAGCCCCCGGCGGGCTGGGGTGGGTCAGGCGGCGCGGCGACGGTTCAGCTCTTGCCCGTAGGTGCTGGCCTCGTCTGCGTAGCGGCCAGCAGCGATGGGGTCGAAGCTGTCGAAGTTGCGGGCGCACTCGGAGGCGTCGCGGATGCTCCAGAGCAGAGCGGCGACGGTCATGGACTTGGCCTTGGTTTCCCAGGTGGCGAAGTCAGCGGCGGTTGCGTGGCTGGTCATGGCTGGCTGGCGAGTGGTGGAGGGCGTCCCTCCGATGCACATACCTTAGCGCGTCCCTTACGGTGTGGCGACCATCAGGGCGGCCAGTTCACAATCCGTCACGCTTGCGGCGCTGAGCGCGTCTGACCCGTTCGGCGTGAGCCGCCTTGCCCTCCGGCGTGATGCGCTCCCAGCAGCTGGCGCACAGGGCGCCATGGGCGCCGCGGTGGACCTTGCCGCAGGCAGTGCAGCAGGGGCGCTCCACAGGCGGCAGGCGTCCGGCCTGGCGTTCTCTCCAGCGGCGCTGGTGTTCGGCGTTGGTGAGGGGCATCAGAGGTGTTCGGCAAGGTTGATGCCGGCGGCACGGCAAGCAGCGCGAGCCTTGCTCTGGGCGTCAAGGGCTTGGCGGTAGGCGTAGTGGGCTTGCCAGAATGCAGCGTCGGCCTGCCGATAGTGATCTAGCAGCGCTTGCTGTTCTGAAGTGAGTGGTGCGGTCGCAGAGTTGGGACGGGCTGGTAAATCCAGCGTGGACTCGGCGACGTTTGGTGGCTCCCAATCAGGATGCCGCCAAACCAGATAATCAAGGCCGCCAGAGGCAAGGACTGGAACTTCAACGCACTTGCCTTCCGTTTTGATGTAATGGCAGCCGGAATCACGGTTCCATTGTTCCTCTCGAATTTCAACGATGGTCTTGGCTTCAGGGTTGCATTCGAGAAGGTGCATGGTTGGCGGGGCATGGGGTTGGTGGGGTCAGGCATTAGGCGGGGATTCCTAGTGGCTTGCCGAGGATCTCCAAGCGGTCGAGCCGAACGATCGCGTGGGCGTTTTGCTCTTCGATCGGTCGCAAGGTGCCGATGATGCCCACCAGGCTGCCCTCATCCATCGACTCGAACGCTTCAATGTCGCGCTCCCGGTGCGCGTGGCACTCGACAACAAGCTCAGGCCGCTGGCCCTTGCCGTTGACGGTGAGCAGGAATGACACGTGATCAGCGTGGCACTGCAGCTGTGAGGCACGGCCGACGAGGGTGATGCTGCGTTTTGACATGGCGGAATGGATAGCAGTGGAGTGATTGCCGGGGTGAGCCCCCGGCGGGCTGGGGTGGGTCGCTCAGGCGGCGGCTAGCTGGCGGCGCTGGGCAGGCTGCTGAGCCTCGCTGGTGAACCCTTGATAGCCGTACTTGGCGGCCAGCGTCTCCAGTCCGCCGGGGTTGCTGCGGCTCTTGCCGCACCATGCGGGCTTCCAGTACCAGCAGCTGCGGCCGGAGTGCCAGCGGCACTGCTGAGCCTTGAGCTGATCCTTGACGGGCTTGGTGTCACCCTGCACCC